CCAACTGACGGATGACGAAGACGAGGGCGAGGACAACCCGGAGATCGACGATCGAGTTATCTCGGCCATCGAGCAGGCAGAGAATCTCATCAACGGGTACTGCCAGCCAAGGTACACACTTCCTTTCGATCCGGTGCCCGGCCTGATTCGAGACCTGGCCGTTGACATCACAATTTACAATCTCTTCTCCCGGAGGGACTGGGATCAGGGTGAGACAGAAGGGAAATGGTCAGGGAAATACAAAGCGGCCGTGAAGAAGCTCGAGGCGATCGGGAAGGGGACGATCCAGGTCACCCAGGGAGAGGAAGGCGAAACAAGCGAGCCGGAAACGCCGGTGGCCGGCCGCACCAGGACCAAGGTTTTCGACTCGACGACGCTGGACAAATTCTGAGACGGGGACGGCAGCGGTGAGCGGACTCACACTCGATGTGGAAATCAACGACGCGCAGTTCAAGCGTCGCGTTCGCAAGGCTCTTCGAAAGTCGGTCGATATGGAGCCGGCTTTCGAAGAGGTGGGCGAGTACATGGTGAGCTCCATCACACAGACCTTCCATGAACAAGGTCGGCCCCAGCGCTGGCAGCCGCTCTCGCCTGTGACCCTCTACAATCGAGCCGGAGGGAGAGTGGGCAAGGTTTTCAAGAAACGGGGTGGGCTTAAAAAGACAGCCGAGCGAAAGATCCTGGGAGCCAAGATCCTCATGGTCACGGGGCGCCTTCTTCGCTCCATCCATCGTGGATCGAGGCACGGCCGGGATTATGCCGAGGTCGGCACGAATGTGGCCTATGCCGCAATTCATCACTTCGGCGGCAAGGCCGGCCGGGGCAAGCAAGTGACAATCCCGGCTCGCCCTTATATGCAGATTCTCCCAGAGGATGAACAGGAGATTCGCTCCATTTTCTCCCGATACCTTGATGAGGCCCTGGCATGATCGGGCAGATCGAGGACGCCATCAAAGCTGCTCTGGAAGCTTCAGATATGAATGATTACTGCAAGACGATCGGCACCTACCAGGGCGATTTCGATGACGCACTCGACAAGCTCATCGTGAGGTTCCCGGCCGTACTGGTCGTCTACCTCCGGAGCGAATTCAAGAAGAAGACGATGGGCCGGGCTCTGAAGAGCACAGAGACGGCGCTGTTCACGATCTTCGTGGCCTCAAACAATCTGAGGGATGAGAGGGCGAAGCGCCGGGGCGGGCCACAGATGGTCGGTACATACCAGATGATCCGGGACGTGATCGACGTGCTTTTCGGGAAGACCCTGGATCTGGACATCACGCCGCTGGATATCCGGCGCGTGAGCTCGATCGACCAGACGAAGAAAGCGAGCTGTTACGCAATTGAGTTGACTACCTCGTTCACGACGACCGAGAGCGTCGTGGACGAAGGGGACCTCACGAGCGTGCACTTGAGATACCACATCCCGCCTGACGCCGAGGAGCCGAGGGCCGAGGATGTAGTCGAATTTTCAGAGTAAGGAGCCAGGCATGGATAAGATTAAAGTTATCGCCGTTCAAGGGATGAAGGTCCCTTACGAGACCAACCCGAATGCCGCGATACCGGCCGACAAGCCGGTTAGCGTTCCGAATACCCGGTACTACCGGCGCAGGCTCAAGGAAGGGGGCATCAAACTTTACAAGCCTCCCAGGAAGCCGAAGCCGGCGCCGAAGGAGAAACCGAAAGAGTAGAGGCAACGCATAGAAACAACCCGAAGGAGGATGAATCATGACTATCCAATTCGATCAGATCCCGGCTTCATTACGACGGCCGGGCAAATACCTGGAGTTCAACACCCGCCTGGCCGTTCGGGGCCTGCCCGAGAATAGGCAGAAGCTTCTCGTCATCGGTCAGAAGCTTGCCGCCGGATCCCAGGATCCCCTCGAGGTCGTGCAGATCGCCGGGGAAGACATCAGCAATGCCTATTTCGGCAGGGGCTCGATCCTGGCGCTCGCATGCTCGGCCGCGCTCAATGCGAATCGCTACGTCGACCTCTGGGCGATCGCTCAGGACGATGCCGGGGCAGCCGTGGCAGCCGCGGGCGACATCACCTTCACCAACGCCGCCACCGGGGCGGCCACGCTCTCGATCTGGATCGGCAACCAGAAGGTCGACGTGCTGGTCGAAACCGACGACACGGCCACGGAGATCGCCGCGGCAGTGGTGGCGGAGATGACGACTGCAAAGCAGCCGGATCTCCCGGTCACCGCCGCGGTGAACGGAGGCGATGATACTCAGGTCGATCTCACGGCCAAGAACAAGGGGACCCTGGGCAACGAGATCGGGATCGTGGTGACCTGGTCATCGGATGTGACCACCTCGGCCGCCATTACTGCGATGGCGAGCGGAGCCACCGATCCGGACATCCAGGATGCCCTCGATGTCATCTTCCCCGAGCAGTACGACCTCGTCGTCTCGGCCTATCCGGACTCCACGAACCTGGGCAAGCTCGACACGCACCTCGAGGACGTAGCCGGCGCCCTCGAGCAGAGGGAAGGTCTGGGACTCTTCGCCACGACCGGCACCCTCACGGCAGCCACGACCCTTGCCGATGCCCTGAACAGCGGCTTTCTGAGCGGCGGCTGGCTCGAGGCCACGAAGTCGCTCTCCTATGAGGTGGCGGCGGCCTATGCCTCAATGATCGCCTTCGAAGAGGACCCGGCCCGACCGCTCAACACCTTGGAGCTCGCCGGCATCGATCCGCCGGCAGTGGGTGATCGTCCGGGCGGAACCGAGCGCGAATCAGCCCTTCACAACGGAGTCACACCTCTCCTGGTCGGCTCCGGTGAAGACGTTGCCATCGATCGAGCCATCACGACCTACACCAAGGACGCCCAGGACGTGGAGGATCCGTCGCTTCTCGATATCACCACGATGCGCACGCTCTTCTACGTGCGAGTCGCGTGCAGGCAGCGCATAGCCCTGCGCTTCCCCAGGGAAAAGGTCACAGAGAAGACGCCTGAGAAGGTGAGGTCTGAGCTCCTCGATGTCATGTACCTGATTGAGGACGCCGAGATCATCGAGAACGTGGATACCTGGAAGGAAGACTTGGTCTGCGAAAAGGTACCGGGTGGCCGTGTGAATGCCAAGATCCCTACGGACGTGGTGGAAGGGCTTCACGTGTTCGCGGGCCGCATCGATCTCATTCTGTAAACGATGGCCTCGAAAGGGCTGTCGGGCCTTCCCGGCAGCCCTGAGCGGCTTGTAACTGAAAAGGGAGAAGGACGATGTCCGAAGACCATGTAAGTTTAATCGTGATGGAGGTGGACAGTCAGGAGATCGATGTCGCTTCGCTCGATATCAAGACAGAGCTCAACCGGCGCGTGGTGAAGACCATGAACCGGACTGGCCGGGCCAAGGGGATCACCAAGGGCGTGCCGGAGTACTCACTTTCGGTGGAGGTTCCGATAAACAAGACCGGAGATCTCGACTGGGAAGCGATCGTCGACGCCAAGATCACGATCTATCCCCAAGACGGTGGCGGCCAGCGCGAGACTTACCACGGCTGTTTCACCAACAGCGTCGGCAAGAAGTACGACGTGGATGGGAACACGATGCGCACGATCGAAATGGGAGCGCTCAAACACACCACTGAGTAACACTGCTCAGATCGGAGGGGTGAAATGGAAGAGAACTACGTCGAGAAAGGCACGCTCAAGACCGGCGTGTTCTATGAAGGTGCCTGGCATCGAGACTTCGAGATCGAGGCCCGGCGAGCCATACACCAGGTGGATGCCATGCCAGATCCCCTGGCCGGAAAGAGTGAATATCACCTTGGTCTCGCCATCCTTGCTTGTCAGATCACCAGGCTTGGAGAGATCCCGCGCGAGGCCATCGATGCAACACTTCTCGGGGAGCTCTTCGAGGACGACCTTGAGATTATTCAGAAGTCAAGGAATCAGGTAGAGGAGCGCATCAAATTTTTTCGAGAGCAAACAGCGGGATCTGAGGACCTCGATCCTGCTGATGGCGAAGATGACAGGGTGGTCAGAGCAGCACCTACTCCAGATGCCAATGGAAAGACTTAATCTCTATCTGGACATTTTAATGAAGATCTTTGGCAAGGATAAGAAGGATGGGGAGAGCCGGAAGGTTATTTCTCGGAAGTACGTTTCCAAAGGCCGAAGAACGGCGGCTCGATCACGTATTTGATGAACAGATAAGCGGCCCCGAGGCCGATAAGAACGCCAACGGATTCCCACATGGGTGTCACCGAGCTCGCAGTTAAATTCACTCTGGTCGATGCGCTCTCTGCAGGAGTGCAACGCCTTCGATCTCGAGTTCTTAGTTTAGGCAAGGACTCGAAGAAGGTCAAGCAGGACTTCGACCAGATGACAGATTCTTTTGCGAAAGGAGCCAAGGCATTTATTGCTGTGAAGGGATTGAAGGATGCGATTGCTCCCGGTGTGAGAGAAGCTGCTTCGCTTGAGAAATCTTCCATCGCCCTCAGGTCCGAGATTTGGGAGGCTGGGAAAGCCACAAAAGTATTGAATAAGGAACTTGAATCAGCCAAAAAGACTGCTTTTCTTATTCAGGCCAAGACTCCCTTTGATCAGACCGAAATATTAGATCTTATCACCGCACTTAAGAAATCAGGAGCGGAATTAAAAGATGTCCTTGGAGAGACTGGAGCTGCTGCGGCTGCTGCGGGGCTGGCCGCTCTCGAAGACCTCTCTGCCGTACAAACCGGCCAGACACTTATTTCCATTGCTACGCCGTTTGGAGCTGGAGCAAAAGAATATTTTGATATCGCTGACAAATTAAAAAGGTACTCATCTGCATCTCAAGCGAGTGTGGACGAGCTTGGCCAGGCATTCACGAAAACCTCGGCCACGGCTGCGGAATTAGGCAGTACAATTGAAGACACGATTCTTGGGCTGGCCGCGATATCTTCTAAGTTGAAAGGGCCAGAAGCTGGTACGGCTTACAAGCAGTTCCTTCTCGGCCTTACAGGAAAAACACCCGAGGCCCGAAAGCAGATCGAAGCGCTTAATAGAGCATTCGACAACCAATTTCAAGCCTTTGATGAATCCGGCAAGATGCGCCCCATGCTCGAAATCGTCAACATGATCAGGGCAACAATCGGACAGATTTCCGATCCAAAAAGACGTATTCAAGTATCGAAACGAATATTCGATGAAGTGGGAATGGAGGCCGCGCTCTCATATCTAAATAAAGGAAAGCAGTCGATTGAAGAGATTGGATATAGTGCAGGGGAATCTATGCCTCTTCAACAACGCATATTTGAGTATATGAGGGGTTTCTCAGCAGACTTAGGGGCTTTGGGTGGTACTTCTAAATCGGTGCTGGCAGCTCTTTTTCTGCCGGCCTTGAACCCACTCAGAAGGCTGGTGGATCTCACCAATGATCTTGTAACCAACATTGGTAAAGCGGCCGGGGAAGGAGCCATCATTCCTAAGATCGTTTCTTACGGAAGCTTGGCAGGTATTGGTGCGGGTGGCGCCTATGGAATTTATCATCTAGCCAAAGCCGCCAGGGCAGGAAGAAAAGTACTCAAGGGTGTTGGCGGGTTTCGCGGTCTCTTTACTGGTGGCGGTGGTGTGCTTGGTGGAGTTGTCGCTGGCAAGGCGTTGGAGAAGACAGCCGGAGTGAATCCTGTGTTTGTAACCAATTGGCCGGCAGGATTTGGATTGGGAGGAGGGAAAGATTTGGAAGAGAAAGCAGAGCGGATGGGATTGCTTGGCGGACTGGGAGTCGGCGTGAGGAGGTTGGCAACAATTGCGTTGCCCCTCGCGGCAGGGGTGGGCCTGTCCATGTATTTGTCGGAAAAATCGAAGGCGAACATCGATCCGACTGTATTAAGAGCAGAAAACCGGAGATGCCTGTTGCCTCCTCCAAACATAGTAGAAAATCCATTCGAATTGGATCCAAACTGGTACGACAGGGCAAATAACATGCAGCTCACGGTAAATGTAGCCGCCGACGGCTCGGTGAACGTGGAGAACCAGCGCGGCCTGGATCGCATCGACATCCAGGCCCGGCGGCACGGCGCAACAGGTGATTGATAATGGGCTGGGATAATCTGTACGAGGCCAGCTACAAGGGAGTCGTCTTCCAGGTCACCGGACTGAACGACGAGCTCGCCAAGGTCATCGTAAAGAACGAGTATCCGCACCGGCCTGGGGCGGATCTCGAGGATCTCGGCCGCCGCCCGCGGTCCGGCACCCTGCGAGGCATCTTTTTCGATGAGGACTATCCGGCCACCTTCAACGCCCTGCTCGCCAAGATCGACGAGGATGGATCCGGAGATTTCATTCATCCGATCTTTGGTCCCATGACTGCGA